GGTACGCTACTGACCCACATTTAACGTTTCCCAACGCACTTTTAACATTTGTAAACATTTTGTGGCACGCTTTTTGCTATGGGTCGCCCTTACCGTTTTTTAACATTTCGCACCCGACTTTGGCACGGTTTTTGTTATGCGTGTGCGCCCGTGAAATTGTTTCACGTGGAACACTGCCACACCGATGCACGAAATAAAATGTTTCACGTGGAACACAACACCAAGAGTTAAGAAAAGTTAAAACGAAAATAATTTGTGCGCTTATGCTTGTATGTTAGAAAAATGTTGTATCTTTGCAGTGTTCAATTAAACATTTTGAAATTATGAAAGAGTTGATACAGCATTTCAGAGAGCAACCGAAAGAAGCTATTAAAGAAGTTGCAATGTGTGTTATGATTTTCGCCGTTTGTGGTGCGATGTTGTTTCTATCTGCAATCTTGCAGGGTTGTAGCGTTTCAAGGGGTACAACGGTACGGGGCAAAGCAACTATCGTAACAACCGATACAACGGTAGTGAAACACAACGGGGCTTTGAAGTTCAAAAAATCTATGTTTAACAATTAAAAGTTTACTACAATGGAAGAAAAAAGAAACGCATTTGACGAGTTTAGTTTTGCCGCTTTGTCGGCTTTGGGTAGCCTTATGGCGTGTAATGAAGTTTGCCGCAACCAACGGGCAGTTATGAAAATAAACCGCTTTCGTGCGTGGCTTATGGACTTGAAGCCGCAAGCAAACCCCGAACCGAACTTGTCTTTTGACGGTGAACCGCAAGGACAGACAGCCGAATAATTAACAATAAGTTTAACAATTAAAAGATTACTACAATGAAAAGTTTTGCAAGTAAATTTAACAAGACCACGTTTGGCATTGACACAACCGACTTTCAGTACACCAAGTTAGCCGATATTTTCAACTCTCAAAATGAGGGCGGCAAAGATGTGATGCACAAAATTAACGGGCTTTATGTCCACAAATCACAATTAGGCGACAGCCCCGTAATTATTGATGAGGAAAACAAACGGTTGGTGAACCTGCCAAACCACACCTCCGAAACGGTGCGTGAAATACTTGCCGATGATGAGGCGGTACAAACTATCAAAGACGGCAAAGTCGGGTACACGATTTACGAGTACGAGAGCCACGGCAAGAAGTGTTATTCGATTTCGTTTGTGGACTTGTAAGAGTTTGAAAAGTTATGTTTAACTTTGTAGGGGGTTGCAATGTTTGTAACCCCTATTTAATATAACAGCGTATGGCAAAGTTAGGTTTCAAGATTAAATTTACAAAGTCTGTATTTGGAGCGACCCAACGGGCGAAAATCAAAAAAGAGATATTGCAAGCCGTGGAAAGCAGCCCCGAATATCGAAAAGAGATTGCAAGGGTTTTCCAAATGGCAAACCGCCGTATTCAGAATATAGAGCAAAGCGGACAACTTTCGCCAGCCGTGCAAGCGTTGAACAAAGGCGATGTTAAGGGGTTTACCAAGTTTTCAATGAAAGGCGATTGGAACACCCTAAAAATTGAGTACGGCAAGGCGATTTCGTTTTTACGCCAGCCAACCAGTACGGCGCAAGGTGCAAGGCAGTACGGGCAACACCTGCAACGTATGTACGATTTAACGCCCGATGAGTACAATTTAATGGCAAGGAACTTGCAAGGCAAGTTAAACAGCGTTTCGGATAGTGATTTCGTGGAACGCTATTTGATGAGGTACAAAGATTTCACGGGCGAAATGGAGCAAAGCGCAAGCGATATAAGCACACAAATTGAGAGTGAAGCGCAAAGCATATCACGGGCGATTGATGCGGAAATAGAGCGGCAAGCAAATGAGGTAGCCGACCAAATGGAGGATATGCAAAACGATATAGAGCGCATTTTGCGCAACTTTGGCAAATTTGGCTTATGAAAAAAATACCTTTTGAGTTACAAGAAAGAATAAACAGCCCGACCGAAATAAACGAAATACTGAAAGCCGCCGTAAACGAAAAGAACATTATCGGAAACAGCAAGGGCGAAAGGTTTTACAACGTGCCGTGCGCCTTTGATATTGAAACAACAAGTTTTTACCGTGATACGGACGGACGGGCATACACATACGAGCAAATGCAGCGTATGCAGGACGGGAACGGGCGCAAGGCGAAATTAGAGAAAGCCGCAATAATGTACGTTTGGCAGTTTGGCATAAACGGATATACAATAATGGGGCGCACGTGGGGCGAATTTGTTACGATGATGCAGACCGTAAGCGAGGTTTTGCAACTGAATGACAAATTACGCCTTATTGTGTATGTGCATAACCTTTCATACGAATTTCAGTTTTTGCGCAAGTGGTTTGAGTGGCAACGGGTTTTCAGTATTGATTTACGCAAACCGATTTATGCGATAACAACGGGCAACATTGAGTTTAGATGCAGTTATTTGCTTTCGGGTTATTCGCTTGCAAAGTTGGGCGAACAACTTATGAAATACAAGTGCGCAAAAGCCGTTGGCGATTTGGACTACCAGCAAATAAGACACAGCGAAACGCCGCTAACTGATGCGGAAATACATTATTGCATAAACGATATTAAAGTCGTGATGTGCTACATACAAGAACGTATCGAGGAAAGCAAGGGGATAACGCACATACCGATAACAAAGACGGGGTTTGTGCGCAAGTATTGCCGTGCGCATTGTTTGCGTGAAAAAAGCGATGCAGGAAAGACCGTGCCAAATTGGGATTACGTAAACTTGATGCAGGAACTACAAATTACGGGTATGAATGAATTTAATATGCTGCAACGTGCGTTTGCAGGCGGTTTTACACACGCAAACGCCGAATATACAGACGAAATAATGTATAACGTAGATAGTTACGACTTTACAAGCAGTTACCCGTATGTAATGATAGCGGAAAAATACCCGATGTCGCAAGGCGTTGCAATCACGGTTAAGAGTATGGCGCAATTTGAGTTTTTAATATCAAAGTATTGTTGCGTGTTCGATATTGAGTTTACCAACATATTTGCCAGCGAAACGCAAGACAACCCGATTTCGGCAAGCAAATGTTTCGTGAAAGAAAACCCGTGCGAAAATAACGGGCGCATTGTGGCGGCTTCAAAAATTGCGCTGACAATTACGGACGTGGATTTTAATATACTCAAAAACTTTTACACGTGGGAAATTATGCGTGTGGGTGAAATGTATTGTTATAAGAAAGATTATTTGCCGACCCCGTTTGTAAAATCAATACTACATTTGTACGAGAGCAAGACGAAATTAAAAGGCGTTGAGGGCAAAGAAGTGGAATATCTAAACAGCAAGGAAATGTTAAACAGTTGTTACGGTATGAGTGTTACCAACCCTTTGCGTGATGAGTTTACATATAACGGCGAATGGGATATTAACTCAATGACAGCCGAACAAAAACAAGAACTTTTATACAAGTACAACACCAGCAAAAACCGTTTCTTGTTTTACCCGTGGGGCATTTTCGTAACCGCATACGCACGGCGCAACCTTTTCACAGGCATACACGAAGCAAAAGACGATTACATATACAGCGACACCGACAGCATTAAAATAATGAACGGCAAGGCGCACGAAGCATATTTCAAGGCTTATAATAAGCAGGTGCAAATGAAATTACGTGCCGCCTGCAAGTACCACGGTTTGCCGTTTTCGCTTTGCGAGCCGCAAACGATAAAAGGCATAACAAAGACTTTGGGCGTTTGGGATTTTGAAGGTACATATACACGGTTTAAGACGCTGGGAGCTAAACGGTATATGGTGCAAGAACCGAACGCACTAAAAGCAAACGGACGGGCATACGATTTTAGTTTAACCGTTTCGGGCGTGAACAAAAAAGCCGCAATTCCCTACCTTATTGAAAAGTACGGGGCAAACGGTATCTTTGACGCTTTCACTAATTATTTGGATATTCCACCGCAAGCAACGGGCAAAAACATACATACGTACATAGACTACGAGATACAAGGCGAAATAACCGACTACAAAGGCAGCACGGCGCATTACAACGAACGCACGGGCGTACATTTAGAGCCGACCGGATACAGCCTTTCACTTTCGGTTATGTACATAAATTATTTGCGAGGTATTAAATTTAAGGACTAAAATAATAAGAGTATGACAACAAGAAAGACAAAGACAGACAAGCCGAAATTTTACGACTTGAAAGCGATTTTAAGCAAGAACGCCGACTATAATGTTATATTTGGCGAAAGGTCAAACGGCAAGACTTATGCAGCCTTAAAATATGGTTTGGAAAACTATATCAAGACGGGCAAGCAAATGGCATATATACGCCGTTGGCGTGAGGATTTACGGGGCAAACGTGCCGAAAGTCTGTTTGCAAATCACGTGGCAAACGGGCTTATTGAGGAACTGACAGAGGGCAAATTTAACGAAGTGTTTTATATGTCGAACAAATGGTTTTTATCTTTTTACGATGCAGAGAAAAACAAGCGGACACCCGACCCGACCCCGTTTTGTTACGGGTTTTGCCTTTCAGAGCAGGAACACGAAAAAAGCAGCAGTTACCCGAATGTTACAACGATTGTGTTTGATGAGTTTTTGACACGGCGGTATTATTTGCCCGATGAGTTTATGTTGTTTATGAACCTTTTGAGTACGATAATACGCCAGCGCAACGATGTTAAGGTTTTTATGTTGGGGAACACGGTAAACAAGTTTTGCCCGTACTTTACGGAAATGGGTTTGAAGCAAGTGTCGTTTATGGAGCAGGGAACGATAGATATATACCGATTTGGCGAACACGGCGCAATCGTGGCGGTTGAGTATTGCAGCACGATAGTACAGCACAAAGCAAGTAACAAATACTTTTGTTTTGACAATCAAAATTTGCAGATGATTACGGGCGGTAAGTGGGAACTTGCAGTATATCCGCATTTGCCGTGCAAGTACAAGCCGCAAGATGTGTTGTTTGTGTACTATATCAAGTTTAACGATGTTGTTTTGCAAGGGAACATTATACAAGTAGGCAACGAATGTTTCACGTACATACACGCCAAAACAACACCGATAAAAGATGAGGAAAACAGCCTTATTTATTCGCTTGAAATGAACGGCAAACCGAACTATAAACGCAAGTTGTTGAGTACGGCAAGTTATGTTGAACAACAAGTCGCACGGTTTTTCGCAATAGACAAAGTTTTCTACCAAGATAACGAAATAGGCGAGATAGTACGCAATTATTTAATTACGAGTGCAAAGACAAACATTGTTTCGCTTAAATGAAAATAACGGCGGTTTGGTGCAAATTTCGTGCCGAACCGCACGTTTTACTAAATAAATAACTACCTTTGCAATAGGAACTAAAAATTTATTGATATGGACGCAAATACTATTATTCAAATCATTTCAAGTTTGGGTTTTCCGATTGTGATGTGTGGGGCGTTGTTTTGGTATATGGTGAAACAAAGGCAGACGCACCAAGAAGAAACGGAACACCTCAAGGACACGATTGCGGAAAATACGAAAGTATTAGCCGAATTAACAACGCTTATTAAAGTTTTGACAGATGAAAAGGAAAGATAACATTTACAAGTTGTATCAGCAACAAGTAAGGGACAAAGACACCGCCGTAACCGAATTTATGACGAACACGTTGGCGAAAACTCAAAGTATGTTTGAGTATGAGGGTTTACCCGACAGCATACCGCAAAAGGAATTGGAACGGATTTTGCAGACCACGGGCAACGCCTTTGTTACCAGCGTGGACGGGGTTTTGTATGCGCTTTCGGGCGGCAAAGGCGGCGAACCCGATGTTTACGGACGGGCAACGCTTTACATCGTGGCGAACCCTGCATTAAAGTTAAACAAAACCTACGATATACAGAAAGACGGGGTTTTGATTGAGAATGACAGCAACGGCGAAAGCCTTTTGCCGCTGATAGGGCGTTATGCAGTCCTGCATACTGACGGGCTTATTTCGTTGAACACGGCAAGCATCTTAACCCGTATCACGATGCTTATAAGTGCATCCGATGACAAGACGAAACAAAGTGCAGATGAGTTTTTGTGCAAGATACAGGACGGCGAGTTTTCAATTATCGGGGAAAACGCATTTTTCAAAGGCGTAAATATGCAGACAGCCCCGACCACAAACAGCGTGTATATTACACAACTTATTGAACTGGTACAATACTACAAAGCGAGTATGTACAACGAATTGGGACTAAACGCAAATTATAATATGAAGCGTGAACGGCTCAATTTGGGCGAGGTAAGTATGAATGTAGATGTACTTTTGCCGTATGTGGATAATATGCTAAAAGAAAGACAAAATGCAGTTGAGAAAATTAATGCGATGTTCGACACCGAAATTTCGGTTAAACTTGCAAGCAGTTGGGGTTTGGAAAGGGATAATTACAACGCTTTGGCGGCTGATTTGGAAACGGCAAAGAAAGACCCCGACCCGACAGACGAACCCGACCCGACAGAGGAAACAACCGAAACAGACGGAAACGGAACGGAAACAGACGGGAACGATACCGAAACAGAGGAAACAGAGGAAACGAAAGAAACGGAAACGGACGGTAACGATACCGAAACAGAGGAAACAGAGGAAACAGAGGAAACAGACGAAAACAAAGATGAGCAATGAAATACAGCGAACTATTTACAAAGGGTAACGGGATATTCGCAACGGTTTTCAAGACCGAATACCCGACAGAGTACGCCGCAATTTTCGGCGATACCGACCCGACCAAGTTAGACGCTTACGCCTTACTGATGTACGGCGGCAAGACCGTTGTAAGCAGCATAACCAGCGACAACGCAAGCGATGTTGTTTCGGCGGTGATTGCGGTAAACGTGCAAGGCTGGGAACGTGAAGCGGCGGCGATGTTAGCCGATTACGATGTACTGACACCCGTAACGGGGCAAGTTGAACGGACGGAAACCGTAACTTTGCAGGAAAGCACCGACAACACCGAAACGGGCGCAAACAAGGCGTTTAATGACACCGATTTTTCAGACAGCGACCGAAAGACCGCAAACGATGAGAGAAACCGCACAGAGGAACGCCAAACAACCGAAACCAGCAAAGGAACGGGCGCAAGCAAATCAATTTCGACCGAAATTGCAAAAGAATTGCAGTTAAGGCGTGATAATTGGAGAAAAAACATTATCTTTGCACTTGTAAGAGAATTAACAACGAGTATTTACGAATAACTAATTTTAATTTTTATCAATATGAAAGTAAATCAGATTTACACGCTTATTAACAGCGTATCAGAAGAAGTTTTGGGGCGTACTGACATTGTCACCGATGACTTGACGGGCATTGTGGATTTGGGCAAAGAAGTGTTCAATCAAAGTGCCGTGGATAATTACGTTAAATCACTTGTAAACCATATCGGCAAGGTGATTTTCGTAAACCGACCTTATGCGGGCAAAGTGCCGAGCGTTTTAATGGATGCGTGGGAGTTTGGCAGCGTGTTGGAAAAAATAAGTGCCGATGTTCCAGAAGCAGAGGAAAATGACACGTGGGACTTGACGGACGGGCAAACATATTCGCAGGATGTTTTCCACAAACCGACCGTTACCGCAAAGTTTTTCAACTCAAAGGTTACGTTTGAAGTGCCCGTATCAATCACCGAAAGGCAGGTTAAGGAAAGTTTTAGCAACGCCGCACAACTTAACGGCTTTATTTCGATGATTTATGCAGCCGTTGAAAAGTCAATGACTATCAAAGCCGATGCGCTGATTATGCGCACAATTAACAATATGATTGCGGAAACGGTTTTGGCTGATGCGGAAGCGTTTGGAGCAACGGCGGCAGGTGATATGGCAGGGGCAGACCTTGCAAGCGCAAGCACGGCACGTTGTGTAAACCTTTTGAAGTTGTACAACGATAAGACGGGCGCAAGCACAAAGTTAACCGCTGCAAAGGCGATAACCGACCCCGATTTTATCCGCTTTGCGTCTTACGTTATGGGTACGTATGCCGACCGCCTGCAAAGCATTTCGACCGTGTTCAATGTTGGCGGCAAGGAACGGTTTACGCCGAAAGATATGTTACACGTTGTGCTTTTGTCCGACTTTGCAAAGGCAGCGCAAACCTATCTTTATTCCGACACGTTCAACCGTGGCGATGTGCTTTTGCCGCAAGCCGAAACCGTACCTTTTTGGCAGGGCAGCGGACAGAACTACGAGTTTGCCAGCACGGGAAACATTAATATCAAGGAAAGCGGCGGCAAAGCCGTTAAAATTTCGAGCGTGTTGGGCGTAATGTTCGACCGTGATGCGTTGGGCGTTTGCAATCTTGACAGACGAGTAACAACGAACTACAACGCAAAGGCAGAGTTTTTCAACAACTATTACAAGTTTGATGCAGGGTATTTCAACGATACAAACGAAAACTTTGTAGTATTCTTTATTGAGTAACTCAATAGGTATTAAATTGTTTAACTTTGGGCGGTGTGGGTGCATGTGAAAGCGCACCGCACCGCCTTTTTTCTTTGCAGATATGACAACGATAAACTTTTATTCATACAACGGACACCCGAACACGGTAAACAAGCAGTTGGGCGAATTTACGGCGATTGAGGGCGATTTGCGGCAAACTTTCGATGTGTTGCACCCGACCGTAACACTACGAAAGCAACCCCGACCGACTTTCAATTATTGTTATATTCCCGATTTGGGGCGGTATTATTTCGTGGAAAGGGTAAGTTTTGAGGGAAACAACGCCTACGAACTTGCATTGCGTATTGACGTGCTTAAAACATACGAAAGCGAAATTTTGGCGGCAACGGGGCGTGTATCTGAAAGCGACAACCCCGACCCGTATATTTCAAACCGTGATACGGTTTACAAGCGCACCCCGAATTTCGAGAAAGTGCCGTTTGCAAATACGGGGTTACTCAATGAAACGGGCGGCATTATTATGGTAACTTTGAAAGGAACTGAAAATTAAAAGAGTATGGCAGTAATTGTAAATATACATAACGCACACGATGATAACAGCCAGTGGAACGCAAGCGGCGGTTATTGGGATATAAACGTAAGAACGAATGACGGTTATTTGTTTGTAGGTGATGTTAAGGCGGTTTATAACAACACAAGCGGCTACCCGAAAAACGTTGTTTTGAAGCAAAACGGCGCAAAGGTTTGGGCATTTGGTGAGTTGTCCGACACCGATGCAGACACGGAAATAACTATCACGGGAAACACCCGAAGCGAAAACGATTTGGAAGTTATAAACAACATACCGAACACGACCGCAACGGGAACAAAGGGCAACGGTTATTATGATGCGAGCATACAAGTAACGGCAAACGAGGGTTACAAGATAACGGCGGCGCAAGTTGAGTTTACGGACAGTTACGGCTACCCCGATACGCAGGACTTGACAATTTCTCCAGACGGTAAAAAAGCAAGTTGGGAGTATGACGAGGCCGACACGGGCGAGAGTTTCACGCTTACGGGTACGGCAGCCAGCGAGGGAACACCCGAACTTAACGTTACGAACAACATAACGGGCAGCGGCGTAACCGAACAACATACGTTTGACGGGGAAACGGCGACTTTCACCGTTACAGGGCGATACAGCCCGAACAAAGTGCGTTTCTTTGACCTCAAAGCGAGTTACACGAACAAGGCAGGAACAGCGACCAAAACGCCGTTTGCGGTGCAGGATTTGGAGTCCCGCCAACAAGCAACGCTAACCGTTACCGACATAGACCCGACAAAGCCCGTAACGCTTACGGGCAGTTACGATGATGTGGTAGAAATTTCTACAAACCTATCAAATTGCACCGCTAACGAGGACTTGCCGCAATATGTGAAAGACGGGGAAACGGTAAATGTTACATTAACGGCAAACGATGGTACAGAATTTGACACCGAACAAAGTACACCGCAATTCTATTACAGGAACGCAAGCGGTGAATCTCAAACGCAAGACCTTACGATTTCAAGTGATAAAAAGACGGCAACGGGAAGCATACAAGTAAACACTAATTGGAGCGGTATTGCAGTTATTGGCAGTGCGTACCCCGTTACCGTTGTGGGTGAGCAGTACGGGGCTATAAACGTGTATTTGGTAACGCTTGACGAATTGGCAGAATTTAGCGCAAAGCGGTTTTTCAAAGAAACGGGAACAGACCCAAGCACGGGCGCACCCATATACGAAAACATAGATTTGGGCGCATACGTGAACAAGATACGCCGTATTTACACCAACATAGGGGCAAGCAGCACCGATGTAATACGATGCGGCAACTACAACACGGGCGTATCTTGCCACCAGCCAGCGCAAGACAAAATAACACTTGATTTCGGCACGGCGGTAGTACCAGCGCACAATGAGGACAACACCGATTACGAAAGCGAAATACAAATCTTTTTGCCGTTTGCAGGGTTTGTAACACTCAATACAGATTATGCAGGTAAAACGATAGGTTTGCAGTACGTTATAAACGTGGTAACGGGCAACGGGGTTGCGCTTTTGAGTTGTGACGGCGTTGTATTTCAAGTCGAGGAAACCGAACCAAGCAGCGAAATAATATACCTTTCACCAAGCACCCAAGTTAAAACCGTTGGCGGCGATGATTGGAACGAAATGTTATATTACGGTTTAGAACCTTACATTTACTGCAAGTGGTACGAGAGCGCAAGCAACGGGCGAAACAATGACAGACAAACGGGCATTTTAGGCGATTTCAGAGGGTTTAATATCTTTGATGATGTAACACCTATCCACACCACCGAAATGCTGACAGAGGAACAAGAATTGATATATACGGTTTTGTCTGACGGCGTTTATATTGAGTGACTGCAAGGCAGGACAAAAAGAAAGGCGGCAACTTGATTGTTACCGCCTTTTCTTTTCGCTTGCTGATTGTTATTTGTCCTGCAATGTTTCAACGCCCATTAAACCGATGTACAAGTTTGTGGGGTAACATTCGCAAAAGGTTTTGAACCGACCGACCAACTTTTCAGCCGCTATAAAGTCGTATGCTTGATTTTTGCAGGCGACTTCTTTTGCAAACTTGTTGCGTGTATCACGGTTAAACACGATTTGATTTTCCAGCATATCGGCAAGCGTTTGCATACTTTCGGCAACGCTTTCAAGGTTTGTGCGAATTTCGGGCACATTTACCGCCAAAAACTCAATGTGTTTCTTACTTTGCAATACCAAGTTTTGCATTGCGTTTAACACTTTCTGATTTTCAAAAATTAAATCTGTTGTTTTCATTTTTATAAAGTATTTAATTGTTTAACACGCTGCAAAGTTAAACATTTTATTTCACCTGCAAGCGGTTTGTGTGTTATTTTGTGTTAAATTATTCTTTTAACTTTGTTTAACAATGTGTTCCACGTGAAACATTTTATTTCGTGCATCGGTGTGGCAGTGTTCCACGTGAAACAATTTCACGGGCGCACACGCATAACAAAAACCGTGCCAAAGTCGGGTGCGAAATGTTAAAAAACGGTAAGGGCGACCCATAGCAAAAAGCGTGCCACAAAATGTTTACAAATGTTAAAAGTGCGTTGGGAAACGTTAAATGTGGGTCAGTAGCGTACC